GGAAGCGCTGCAAGGGCGCAAGCGCGAGCTCAAGGCGCTCTACGACACCGCCAGCGCTCAGGTCGAGGCGGCGCTGAACAAGGTCACCACGATCGGCAAGCTGAAGACCGAGTGGCCGGAGCTCACGCCCTTCGTCACGCAGTACGAGGACGAGCCGCCGGCCAAGCTGCCAGCGATCGTCACCACCGAGCTCAACGCCCTCCTGGACCTGCCGGTCGACGAGGCCGCCTAACCCTTCCCACAAATCCAGCCGGAGTGATCCACCCCATGGAAGTTATCAACGTGCGCAACGTCAACGCTGCCCTGCCTGAAGGGCTGGCTCGGCTGAAGGAGAAGGGGCTGCAGCGCGACAGCCGCAACGGCCCGGTCCTCGTCTTCCCGACGCCGGTCACCACCGTCTACGAGAAGCCGGTGGAGCGCGTGCTGTTCTGGATGGAGCGGGATGCCAACCCGTTCTTCCACCTGTTCGAGAGCCTGTGGATGCTGGCGGGGCGCAACGACGTGTCCTACGTCGCCAACTTCGTCAAGCGCATGCGCTCGTTCTCCGACGACGGCAAGACCTTCCATGGGGCCTACGGCCACCGCTGGCGGTTCCACTTCGGCTTTGACCAGCTGAGCGAGATCGCCACCGCGCTGCGCAACAACCCGGACGACCGCCGCTGCGTCCTCCAGATGTGGGACGCCTGCGCCGACCTGGGCAAGCAGGGCAAGGACTTCCCTTGCAACACGGCCGCCTACTTCAGCCGGGGCGTGGACGGCGAGCTCAACATGACGGTGACGAACCGCTCCAACGACATGATCTGGGGAGCCTACGGGGCCAACGCGGTGCACTTCAGCGTGCTCCAGGAATACATGGCAGCCGCGATCGACTGCCCGGTCGGCCGCTACTGGCAGGTGTCCAACAACCTGCACGCCTACCTTGACACCTTCGCCAAGGTGGAGAACCTGGCCAACAGCGGGCGCACCTGCCTCTACGCCGAGGGCATAACACCGCCCTACCCGCTCGTCCAGACGCCCATCGAGCAGTGGACCCAGGACCTGATGATCTTCCTGGACGAAGGGCCGATCATCGGTCTGCGTGATCCGTTCTTCCGGCGGGTGGCCACGCCCATGCTGATGGCGCACCGCGCCCTGCAGCACCGGGACGACGAGGACCGCTTCGACAAGGCCCGCGAAATCCTCCAGCAGTGCCAGGCGCACGATTGGTGGACGGCGGCCGACGACTGGGTGGCGCGCCGTCACGATGAGCACATTAGAAAGGGAGAATAAGCGAATGGCAGACATTTCCGAAATTGGCCGGCGGGTGATCCAGTCCCGAGCCGGCGGCAAGGTGGAGCGGTGCCACTCCATCCCGCACCTGGGTGGCTACTCCAACGCCGCGCACTCCTGGGGAGTGGCGATGCTGCTCTTCTACCTCTGGCCGGAGGACTTCGCCCGCCTGGGCATTGTGTGCCTGAGCCACGACGTGCCTGAGTTCTGGGTAGGCGACATCCCGGCTCCGACCATGCGCTACGCCCCTGGCGTGAAGGATGGCGTCGGCAAGCTGGAGGAAGTGCTCTCCGCTGACCTGGGCCTGCCAGCAGAGCAGGCGCTGAGCCCCGAGGACTTCGCCAAGCTGAAGGCGTGTGACCGCCTTGAGTTCTGGCTCTGGGCCAGGGAGCAGGAGCTGATAGGCAACCAGTACGTTCGTGAGTCGATCAACGAGGTGCAGCGCTTCTTCGAGGAAGTGCCGTTGCCGGATCGCGCCCAGGAGCTGTACGAATATCTCCGGTCCAGCCGCTCGAACGAACGGTTGCTGCCGAAGTTTACTGGCGTCCTCAAGGCGCTCTGCACCGCCTGAAGGGAGAACGAAATGGGCCATTACGACACCTGCCGAGACGACCGTTGTTCCTGCTGCGGCGGTGGCCTCCATGCGGATGGCCTCTGCCCATTCAGCCCGACCGACCGGGAAATTATCAACCAGAAGAAGGGCAAGACGAAGCGCCCTTCTTCCAACTACAAGGCGGACGAAATGCAGATAATCGATCTCACCAAGGACAGCGGCGAAGGCTTCCTGGAGCTGCTCCCGGTAGTGGCCCAGGAGGACGCGGCGGGGCTGGAGCGCGCCTACGTGAGCTACGGCCCGTCCTGGAAGCAGCGCGGTGGCGTAGGTGCCTTCATGATGCTGGCCCGCAAGTGGGACCGGCTGGAGAACCAGCTCAAGCGCCTGGTGCCTGGTGAGGCTTCCCAGTCCGGCCTGGGCGCAATGCCCTACGATATCTTTGGCCACGTCATTGCTGACCAGCGCGCCGAAGGTGTGATCGACGACATCCGCGACCTGCGCCGCTACCTGATGCTGGTGGAGGCGGAAATGCGTGCACGTGGCTTCGATGCCACCCACCGGGACAACAGGGCGGCTTAGGCCGCCTCCCACCCTTCACCCACAGAAAAGGAGGACCACCTCAATGACCGACAACCCGCTCGACCTGCGCACAGCGAAGTACGATCCCCATGAGGGCCAGCAGAGCCCAGGGCACAAGCTTCAGCTGCACTTCCCGATGGAGGCCGAGGAATTGCTCGAGAACCTGTTCGGGCCGGAGCTGCGGATCAACGTCAAGATCGACGGCCCGCGCCGGTTCATCATCTACCGCGATGACAAGACCGGCTTCCGGCTGTCCCGCCTGCAGGGTCGGATCAAGGCCAACCGGAACGGCGACCGCCTGAAGGGCATCGAGAAGCTGGTGGCCCACACCCTCTGTGTGGCGGAGAGCGCGCATCCGGGACGGGACTGCCTCACCGTCACGGTGGCTGAGAGCGCCGCTCTGCCGAAGAAGATGAACAGGCGCGGACAGAAGCCAGCCCAGCTGCCGCTGTTCAAGCCGGCCACCGCAGAGGTGTACCCGGCTGAGCCGGCCGCCGCAGTGGCCGAGCTGCCCTCCCCTTGTCCGCCACTGCCTGTCGGCCACGAAGTAGTCATCCGCATGGCCGACGGTTCTGCCAGGGCCTTCGTTGGTGTGCCGCTCATGAAGGTGGCGGAGGTGATCAGCCTGCTGAAGGGCGCTGGCTGATGGCCGAGCTGGACGCGGAAACCAGAGAGAAGTGGTTCGACCTTGCCGAGAGGCAGCTGGGCCAAATTCTGGACCTGTCCCGCCGGATGGCGGTCGCAGAGAAGGCGCTGGTGCTCGTGAAGGTGGGCGCCCGCCTGCCTTCCGTCCGCAGCCGCAGCAAGCACGTCGTCATCCCGGCCGAGGCGTTCTCGGCCGTCCAGGAAGCCCTGGTTGCCCTCCAGGTGAAAGTGTAAGGACCCGAAATGCAACTGCCGCTCTTCATGCCCTCCAGCACCTGGTCGCCGCCCTCCATGGACGCCCTGCCCTCCTGGGCTTCAGCCAAGCGCATCGGCCTGGACGTGGAGACCCGAGACGACCACCTGAAGAAGCTGGGCATTGGCGTGCGCCGGGGCGGCTACATCACCGGCATCTCCTTCACGATCGAGGACGGCCCGTCCCACTACCTACCCATCCGGCATGCCGGCGGTGACAACCTGGACGAGGCAGCCGTGCTGCGCTACATCCGGGACCAGTGCCGCACGTTCACTGGCGACATCGTCGGGGCGAACCTGCAGTACGATCTGGACTACCTGATGGAGGAAGGTGTCGAGTTTCCGGAGGTGCGCTACTTCCGGGACGTGCAGGTGGCTGACCCGCTGATCTACGAACTGCACGACCGCTACAGCCTGGACGCGATCGCCAAGCGCCACGGCCTGCCTGGCAAGGACGAGAGCAAACTGCAGGAGGCCGCCCGCGACTTCGGCATCAAGGCCAAGGGTGGCATGTGGCAACTGCCGGCCCGCTTCGTGGGCCAATACGCTGAGGCCGACACCCAGCTGCCGCTGCTCATCCTGCGAAAGCAAGAGCGGATCATCGACGACAACGACTTGTGGGACATCTACAATCTCGAGAGCCGGGTCACGCCGGTCCTCGTCAAGATGCGCAGGCGCGGTGTCCGGGTGGACGAGGTGCAGCTGGAGAAGGTCGAGGCCTGGGCCTTGGCCCAGGAGAGCGAAGCGCTCGAACTGGTGCGCCACCAGACCGGCCACCGGGTGGCGGTCGGCGACGTGTGGAAGGCCGACGCCCTGGCTCCGGCGCTGGAGGCGCTCGGCATCAAGCTGAACAACACCGCCGCCGGCAAGGTGTCCATCGACAAGGACATGCTGGCCGGCATCGACCACCCGGTGGCCAAGGCGCTCGCCTGGGCACGCAAGACCAACAAGCTCCGCACCACCTTCGCTGCCTCCGTCCGCACGCACATGGTGAACGGCCGCATCCACTGCACCTTCAACCAGATCGCCCGCGAGGACGAGGAAGGCGACATGCAGGGTGCCCGCTACGGCCGGCTTTCCTGCGTCATGCCGAACCTGCAGCAGCAGCCGGCCCGCGACGAGTTTTCAGCCGAGTGGCGCAAGATTTACATCCCCGAAGAAGGCCAGCTTTGGGCCGCGAACGACTACAGCCAGCAGGAGCCGCGCTGGACCACCCACTACGCAGCGGTGATGAAACTGTCCAGGGCAGAAGAGGCAGCGGCCAAGTACCGCGACGACCCGACCACCGACAACCACTCGATGATGGCCGAGCTCACCGGCCTGCCGCGCAAGCAGGCCAAGAACATCTACTTGGGGCTGTGCTACGGCGAAGGCGGTGCCAAGCTCTGCCGCGACCTGGGCCTGCCGACCCGCTGGGCACTTGCCTCCGGCCGAGGCCGCGACCGCAAGATGGATTACTTTGAAGACCGCGAGGCAGCCATGGCTGCGCGCCGCGAGCTGCAGGACGGCTACGTGTTCGAGGCAGCCGGCGAGGAAGGTCAGATCGTTCTGGACAAGTTCGACCAGCGCGCACCCTTCATCCGCAAGCTGGCCAAGAAGGCCGAGGAGAAGGCCAAGACCCATGGCTTCATCCTGACCGGCGGTGGCCGCCGGCTGCACTTCCCGCAGCGCGCCGACGGGAGCTACGACTGGGCACACAAGGCGCTCAACCGGATCATCCAGGGCACGTCTGCCGACCAGACGAAGAAGGCGCTGGTGGAGCTCGACCGCCAGGGCTTCTACCTGCAGCTGCAGGTCCACGACGAAATCGACGGCTCTGTGCAGAGCCCAGAGGAGGCCGAGGCGATCGCAGAAGTGATGCGCACGGTGATGACCGCTGAAGTGCCGTTCCGGGTAGACACCGAGCTCGGCAGCAGCTGGGGAGACAGCATGGGATGACCCAAGGAGGAAACATGACGCTGACGAGCATGGACTATTTCGTTCTCAACCGAGTGGTGGAGCACGCCAACAAGCACAGCAAGGACCCGTCGACGAAGGTGGGAGCCGCCCTCATCCACCGCAGCGGGGACATGGCGTTCTTCACCCACAACCAGCTGCCGGTCGGCACGCCGGAGGAAACCTGGCAGGACCGCGAGAGCAAGCTCCGGCTGGTGATCCACGCTGAGACCGCCGCCCTGCTAGGTGCACCCTTCGACCCGAGCGGCGCCACGATCTTCGTGAACCGGCCGCCCTGCGAGCGCTGTGCATCCCTCCTGGTGCAGGCCGGCGTCGGCCGGGTGATCTGCCTGCCCTGGCCGGAGGGCCGCGAGGACCAGCACCCAGAGGCCGAGCGCGGCCGGCAGGTGCTGGAGCGCGGCGGTGCCGCCTACGTCTGCGTAGAAGCGGAATAGGCAATGAGTGAGAGCGCAATGCGCGGCCGTATTGTAAAGGCCCTTCGCGAGCTGGATGCAGTCTCGGTTGAGAACAAGGTCTACCCAGGCACGCCCGACGTGAATTTCGCCGAGGGCTGGGTGGAGCTGAAGTGGCTGAGATACTGGCCGCGCAATGCAGAAGATAGTGTTGTCCAAATACGGCACTTCACGCCACAGCAGCGAGTTTGGTTGAAGCGGCGGTGGAACAGGGGTGGACAAGCGTTCCTCCTGCTCCAGGCCGCCCAGACCGACTGGCTCCTGTTCGACGGTCTGACCGCCGCGCAGGCGGTTGGCAGGGCCAACCGGCCCGAACTGTTCGAGCGGGCGCTGAAGACCTGGAAGACACTGAATGAAAAGGAGCTGAAGGAATGCCTTACAAGGGATTGGAGAACCTGACCAAGGGAGAGCGGCTGGTCCTGGACCGCCGCCGCCGCGAGGAACGCCAGGCTGCCTCCGCCGCCCGCCTGGGCGTGTCCCTCAGCCGTTACTCGCTCTGGGAGCGGGACAAGATGACGGAACGCGCGCCCCTCGTCAAAATAGGACACCTCACGCCAGCGGAGCGTTGCCTTCTGCGTCGTCGTCGGGAAGGCTGGACGCAGGAAGAGGTTGCGGCCAAGGTCGGCGTTTGCCGGTGGTGGCTCAACCAGATGGAGCAGGGCAAGGTCGATTGCACCGAGCTATTGAAATATTGGGAGCAGTGAAGTGGCGGCGGTTCAACCAGACAATAATGCAGCGGTAGACTTTCTCCGGAAGTGGGCACCGCTAGGTCCATGGGTGTTGACCGCCATTCGCCCAGACCGCAAAGCTATCGAGACCAAGACGTTCTCCCCAGGCCAGGAAGCAAGCCTGCGGAGATGGCTCGATGAATACAACGGCCACCGCAACCTATACTTCCACGTCAACCCGCCGCTGCGTGAGATCAGCAAGAAGGCGGAGCGCGAGGACATCAAGGAGGTGGCCTGGCTGCACGTGGACATCGACCCACGAGCCGGCGAGGACCTGGCCGAGGAGCGCCTGCGCGCCCTGAGCCTACTCACCACCCGCCTGCCCCTGGGCGTACCCGAGCCTACGGTGGTGGTGTTCTCCGGCGGTGGCTACCAAGGCTTCTGGCGGCTCCAGGAGGCGATCCCGGTCAACGGCGACCTGTCCCTGGCCGAGGACGCCAAGCGCTACAACCAGCAGCTGGAGGTGCTGTTCGGCGCGGACAACTGCCACAACATCGACCGCATCATGCGGCTGCCCGGCTCGGTCAACATACCGGACGAGAAAAAGAAGAAGAAGGGCCGCAAGCCGGAGCTGGCCACGCTGGTGTCCTTCCGGGACGAGCTCGCCTACCCGGTGAGCCAGTTCACGCCAGCGCCGGCCGTGCAGATGCAGGGCGAGGCCGGCTTCAGCGGTGGCCAGACGGTCAAGATCAGCGGCAACATCGAGCGCCTGGCCGACGTGAACGAGCTCGATCAGTGGGGCGTGTCCGACCGGGTCAAGGTGATTATCGTCCAAGGCAAGCACCCAGACGAGCCACCGAAGAAGGACGACAGCCGTTCCTCCTGGG